TATTTGGGAAAAGAGTACCAGGGGCAGCAGGACATGCTTGTTTCCAAGCACGGCGACGTTAAGGAAGTCTCCAGCGCCATTGCCTCTCTCGACAAATCAAACGGGTCTCAGGACCCCTCAGACGACCTTCCAGCGGCCTTCCACGAAAAGAAGGTACCAGCGACCCCTGCGCCCCCTGCACCCGCTCCAACGACGCCGCAGGGCGTCATGACGGGGTCTCCCACAATCAAAGATCGGACGATTACCTGTCTTGCTATTATGAAATCAGTGATCGAATCCGGTGGCACCGAGGCCGATTTCGACCGCTGGCTGGCAAAACACGACGCAACGGTTTTTGGAAAGTGATTCCGTTTTTCCATCTCGCCATCCAGGGGACGCCTGTTGCTAAAGGGCGTCCTCGGATGGCCCCAAGCGGGCACGTTTACACGCCGGAAAAAACACGTCACTACGAGCAGCGAATCCGTGAAGTGACGGCGATTGCGATGGCCGGTAGGTCGGCAACCAAGAGCGCGGTTATCGTTCACGTCGCGGCGATCTTTGAGCCGCCACCCAGCGCCACGCGCACCCGTAGGGCAGCGATACTGAAGAACGGAACGCACGCAATCAAACCTGATATTGACAATGTCGTGAAGGCTGCGCTCGACGGGATCTGCTTTGAAAACGGCGCGATCTGCGACGACAAGCAGATCATTGAGCTATGCGCGTTCAAGCAGTACGGCGAGAATGCTTGCTTGATGCTCGACGTTTTCGAAGTCGAGAGCGCCGTGGACCGCTTCTCGAATCGCTGGCGAACATGGGAAAGCGGCGATGTTGCAGTGAGTCCTATATGACATACGGGGCGATTCTGGCAGATCCGCCGTGGGACTTTAAGGTCTGGTCCGACAAGGGTAAGGGGCGCTCACCCAGCTACCCAACAATGGTGTTCGAGAGTCTATTTTCGCTGCCGGTCGCGGATAAAGCGGCCCAAGACGCCGCTCTGTTTCTTTGGACAGTCGACTCCCATCTCCAGACGGCGCTCACACTGATAGATGCCTGGGGGTTTACCTACAAAACCATAGCGTTTGTATGGGTCAAGCCCTCCATCGGAATGGGTTACTGGTCACGCAAGGAAGCGGAAGTGTGCCTGCTGGCAACGCGGGGGAAACCAAAGCGTTTACACGCTGACGTGCGACAGGTGATCTCTGCGCCACGGCGGGAACATTCGCGAAAGCCTGATCAGATTTATGCGAGCATCGAACGCCTTGTGGGCGGTCCATATCTGGAGATGTTTGCCCGCCAACGATGGGCGGGATGGGATCAATGCGGCGATCAGGTGGATAAATTCGAGGTAGCGGAGTGAAGGACGAACAGATCAGCCGACTCGCCCCGAGCTACGATGGGTCGAGAAAAGTGCGCTGTCCCGAGTGCAGTGCCAAGCGGAAGAAAAAAACCGATACGCCATTGTCTGTAACTCGAAAAGGGTCAGAGGTCGTTTGGTACTGTCACCACTGCGAGTGGAAAGGGGGCTACGATGAGGCTAGACGCACGCACGATTCAATGGGCAGCACGAAGAAAAATCAGCGCCGAAACCCTGCGCGCGATGAACGTTGGCGGCGATCTCATACTGTTTGGTGATCGCAAGCTCCCAGCCATAACCTTCCATTATCTCGATGCTTCAGGCCAGACCGTCAACTGGAAGGCGCGCCCGCTTAACGAAAAAGACTATCGCCAGAAACCCGGTGGGATTCAGCAGTTCTTCAATCAAGCAGCGGTGCTTAATGGGCCTTTGGAAGAAGTCTATGTGACGGAAGGCGAAATGGACGCGCTTGCGCTGGTCGAGGCGGGAGTCCCCGCCCATTCCGTTCTCAGCGTAGTTGGCGGCGCACCGGCCAAGGCTACAGAAGACGCCCCCAGCGCCAAGCGTTACGAATATATTGGGTCGGCCCTGGCGGCTGGGCTGAACCGCTGCCCAAGGTTCATTTTGGTAACCGATAGCGACAGTCCAGGGCGGCACTTGCGCGCCGACTTAGCCGCCCTCCTGGGGGCTGTTAAATGCCACTGGGTGGATTTCCCCGACACGATCAAAGACGTCAACGACTTGCTGGTGGCGTGGGACGCAGAAAGACTCCATGCTTATTTACGCGCAGAGGTTCAGGAGTTTCCAATCGAGGGCGTCTACCGCCTTTCCCAGATTCCTGAGCCGCCGGCCCTGGTTCTTTGGCGACCGGGATGGGCAGAATTTGAAAGCCGAATACATCTATCGCCAACTTGTCTCAGTGTTCTGTCGGGCTGGCCCGGACACGGGAAAAGCCATCTCAGCCAACAGCTATGGGCTCAGATCGTCCAACAATACGACATAAAAGTTGCGCTGATGAGCATGGAGACTCGCGAAAAACCGTTCGTCAGAAGAAACCTCAGAAGCGCCTATCACGGCAAGCTAGAGGTGGAGATGACCGATTCGGAGAAAGAGCAAGCAGATGCCTGGATCGAGGAACACTTCCTGTTTTTGCACCATAAGAGGAATTCCCCCGAATGGGGATGGATCACGGATACAGTCAACGACTGCCATGCTCGCTTTGGTATCTCGGCTGTCAGCATAGACCCGTTCAACATGATCATTCCAACCTTTGACCGGCGACGCCAGACCGAGACAGAGTGGATTGGCAGATGTCTGGACGATTGTATCTATCTATCGAAAGCGTGCAATTTACACCTCCAAATCATCGCCCACCCAGCCAAGCCAATCGGGGCCGGGGTTAGAGACCCAATCACATATTCAAGCATCGCTGGCTCGCAGCACTGGGCCAATAAGAGTGACCAGATTCTGTCGATCCACCGCGATACTTTTCAGGACGATGACGGGACCAGAAACACCGAAGCGCGCCTGATCGTTCACAAAAGCCGCTACGAGGAGCTTGGCTATCCCTGTGAGATCGCCATGAAGCTCGCTTTGGATACTGGCTGCTTCCGCTGCACGGAATACGATACGGGCGGTTGGCGGGGGCGCGTCTAGTGGCCCAGAAAATGGAGATTCTTCAAGGCGCCGCCAAAGCGGTCCAAAACCGCCACGACAGGCACGGGGACTACCGGGCTAGCCATCAGCGCATCGCTAGTCTGTGGAGCGCCTATCTCGGGAAGCCGGTCACGCCTACCGACGTGGCCCGCATGATGATTCTGCTGAAGGTCGCGCGCTCCCAAGTGGGAGATGAGTCAGACCCTGATCACGCGACCGATATCGCCGGATATGCGGATCTTTTACAGAAGCTGGCAGCGCGGGAGCAAAAAAAGAAGCCCGCCCAGGGCACGGGCGAGCTTTAGTTTTCGTCATAGGGAGGTACTAACGGGTCCATCTTATCATTGTTCCCGGCGAACTCCAGACTTATCAATTCGCAACCGCTCCCGGCGGTTTGTTTCACGTGAAACATGGGAGACATGAACCCAGCCGCTGGCTGGCTCGCCGCTGTAGTATTCCAAAATTAGCTGATCGAATTCCACGCTTTGCCCGATCCAATGATAGAGATCGAGGTTATCGATGCCGGGGATCTCGATATCAGCAGCCTGACCCTTGGTGTGCTGGCTCGTGTCCTTGCTACCGATGGCCTTGTTAACTGCTAAGGCGCGGAAGCCGCTGCTGACGATAACGGGGCGGTTCCAATGCTTGCGGATTGGCTCCAGAACGTACTCGCACAGGTCAACCATAGCCTCAAGCTGATCGGCATCTGGATTGTTATCCAGCCCCTTCCGCAACGCGGTCTGGCTTTTGACCATCTCTTCTAGCGTAAAATGCTCTGTCAGACGCATCACTTACGGCCTTGGATAACGGCACGAGCCTTGCTCATGGCCCTATTGCCAAACCAGAACGACATGATGGCGGCGAATAACGCCTGAGTCTCTCCGTCCCAAGAAACTTCTAAGGCTGTCGTCCAATCGACGCCTTGCATAAAGATCAGCGAGTAAACCATGCCTGCCTTGACACCCAGGAACGCCAGCATAAAAAGGTATGTGATCACCGGCCTGACTCT